TTTGACATAGGAACTTTAGTAACAGAATTAAGAGATACAATATCTTGAAGTTCTGCACTTAGAACAGTTGCTTCATATGAATTCTCTAATGCTCCACCTTTTCCTACAATCTCTACAGGTTCTGGTTCAATAAAGACAATTTTACTTGGACCTGGTTGTTCAGATCCAACTGGCATATCAAATCCAGATTCACCCTCTGCAATATTATCAGTATCAATCTGAATCTCTGCTGTTATCTTCTTAGTAACATCATGAGGACTGTTGAATAATGTACTTGTAAAAGTATCAACACCCTGAACTTGAGTACCAAGAATAGTAATCCTAGATGCGGAAACAGCACCTTGTCCAATTTGGACTTTAGGAACCATTTCAGCATTAATAAGAGATACACCAATATCTCTTTCAGTTAAAATATCAAATCTTCTAGCAACTACAACAATAGGTGCTTTAGTATATCCAGAACCACCATCAAGTAAATCAACACTAAGTACTTGACCTTTACTTACAATAACTTCTGCTTTTGCACCACCACCAGTACCATCTTCAGGAATGAATTCTAGAACAGGAGGTGTAAAGTATTGATATGCAGTAGGTTGAGTTAATGGATCATAACTACGACGGTTCCATGTTAAGGCAGTAACTTTACCACCACTAGTTTTCATTTTATCTGCGTGTATAACAGAATTACCAGAGTTACCTGTATCAAACTTACCTACTATACGTCCAAATGGATGTATATGTACAACTTCTTTATAACCACACATACTAGGAACTTTTTTCCAGTTATCTCTATCTTCAAAATATTGTACTATTTCTTTACTTAAATTTCTTTTTGTTGCTTCTTCTATACCTTCTGTACCTGGTGAAGAGTTAACTTCAATAACAAATGGTGGTTCTTTTGTTCTATCTGCTGACGGTATAAAGTCTACTGCAACCCATTGACCATCTACTGCCTTAGCAGCTTTTAAACTTTCTTCTATTTCTACTTTTGTTAATGTTAATTCTTCTACTTCTGCACCTCTTGATACATTACTCCTAAAATCTCCTGGTACAACTTTTCTTTTCATAGCAGCAAATACTTTACCTTGTAATACTAAAACTCTAGCATCCCATTTAGTTTTTATATATTGCTGTAATAGTATATCAGAATCCTCATCTTGTTTATTAAGTAATTGTACAATTGAATCTAAAGATTTTTCTGATTCAATAAACAAGACACCAACTCCTTTTGATCCTCTTAATGTCTTTAAGATAACAGGAAACTTTTCTTCTAAACTATCAAAAGATTCTATTGAATTTTCTGGATCAGTTACTAATACAGATTTAGGTTGTCTAATACCATAGTCTGCTAATCTTAATGAAGTTCTATATTTGTCGGCACACATACTAACACATTCTCTACTGTTAATAACGAAAACTTGGTGTTTTTCTAATCGTGTTACCAAGTCCATCCAACTATCTCTACGTACTACTGAACCTCTTATAATAGCAATTGTATCTTTAGCAGATACTCTAAATCCTTTTTTGTCATCTTTGTTATGGAAATACAATTCTCCATCATCTTCAACAGTTACATAACCACCTGTGTTTCTATAGATATATGCCTTATGACCAAGCTTATCTGCTTGTTTCATTAAGTTTTTTGCTGTATGAAAGTTTAAATCATTTTCAGGTTCATCTGATATAATGATTAATCTATATGATCCAGAAGTTTTTGCTTCTGTTATGTAATCTTTAAAATTTGGTATCTGCATTTATTCATCGCTCATTGGACTAGTTGTAGCTGTTTCAGGTTTCTTTTCCTTCTTGTCGTCCACTTTCTTCCCTATGTTATATTTAGCAGATAATGTCCATTCTTTCTTCTCTTTAAATGGTAATACTTTTATCTGACTTAACGGTGCTTTATCTTCCGTTGCCTCTTTTTTAACTATATCAATTAAGTTCCAATCTTGTAATAATAAAGATATGGTATTCCTTCTTTGAATATCGTTTGATGTTAATGTAGATTTTTTACCGTCTAATGCAAATAGTTCCTTGAAATGGACTATGTAATATTTACCTTGTTTGTGTAGTATATGACACGATTGATAAAGTGTCTTATCTTTTCTACTTGCTACACCAATTCTTGTTAATGTTTCCCTGACTTTTAGAAAGTCATCAGGTTGTTTGATGGTCACTTCTAGCATATCGCTAGCCGACCAACTAATAATATCTTCGCTCATTTAAACTTTCTCCCACCTTGTATAAGTTTAGTTTTAATAATTTCAATTTGGTCGTCTGTAAGTATGTTGAGAGCTTCCTTCGCCTTTGTATTGCTATAACCATAATAACGTTTTACAATGTCTAGGTTCTTCAACTTGGTTTGTGATAACCACTTACCTCCAAATCGCCTTTTCTTTCGTATACTATTTATGAAATAATGAAATTGCATACGCTTTGGTAGGAAATGCAATCCGTTCATTTCATTGCTATGCATTATGGTATCATAGAACATAGATAGACAACGGTTAATTACAAATGGTGGGTACTTCTTTTCCCAGGTTGGGTCGGGTGTGTCTAATAAGTTCTCTTTTGATTCATTAATTGCTTTAAGGTAATCTTTTAGTTCGTACATAATTTGTGCTGTATTTTCTCAATAACATTTTTTCTTTGCCTTCAATGTCTGTTAATTTTTTGACTGCTGGTTGTTTTCTAGGTATTTCATATCTAACATCTCCGTTATTCATATGTCCTGTGCTATATCTAAATCCTTTATCTACTTTATATAATGCGGATTCATTACTTGCTGTTGTTGGGCACTCTACAATATGATATCCGTTCATACATTTTTTAATTTGATTTAATTTAAGAGTAAAACAATCTTTTGTTACATAACGAGTTTGAGTTTTAACTTCAACCTTTTCGCCGTCTACTAATAAATCTTTATGTCTATCAAAAGGATCAATAGAGTGTTCTACTATATTACCTGCCCTAGAATAATAATTACTTACTATCTTTTCACCTATTTGACCAAGTACTGCTTTTCTATCCATCATTTATATCTACCTCTATATTAGTTCTACCAATCAATCCTAAAACTACAACTCTATGTCTTCCATCAACTACGAAATACTTATCTTTATCTTTAGTACAAGTTATTGGTTTAAATTTAGTAGGATCAAAATTTTTTATAATCCTGTCTATATTATCTATAGATAATGCTGATTGTTTAGATTTATCCATCCATAATTTAGACAATGGTATTTCTTGTTGACCTTTAGGAAACTTTGGATTCTTATCCCAACCTCTTTTATAATATAAGTTAGAAGTTTCTGGTAAAATATTATTGTCCCAACCCTTTTTAATAGCTGGTAAATATTTTCTTTGTACTTCTTGAATTAGATGTATCATACTTTTTAAATTCATTTACTTTCCAAATAATAATAATTACATCCTTCACCGTGAGCACCGTAAAGAGAATCATATATTTTATGTTTAACATTAAAATAATCTTTAATGCGATTGGTAAATACAGACTCACTATATCCAAATACAGGCATAGTTAAATCTTTATTTACAGCAAAAATAGGATTAGGTGTATCGTCATCCTTATTGAAAACTCTAATAAACATTTTACCTGAAGGTTTTAATATTCTATGATACTCTTTTATAATTGATATAGTATCTTGTGGATAATTTACGTGTAAAGCACCAGCGTCAATAAGAAAATCAAAACTATTTGATTCAATCTTATCTAATTTTCTTATATCTCCAGTAAAAAATTTTCCTTTTGGTAAACGCTTTTGAGTTCTTTCTATAACCGTTTGTGAAAAATCTACACCTGTTACCTCATACCCCTCATTTATAAGATATTCAGAATTTCTGCCATCTGCACATCCACAATCCAAAACCTTTAAATTTTTTTCAAAATTATAATACTTTATAAAATCAACAACGTGGTCATCTTGTAATTTTTTCGTATGTTTATTAAAATCCCAAGGTCCACCATAAGGGTGTTGTTTAAAAAATTTATCCCATTCTTCAACTAAACTTTTCATTAACTAAATGCTCCAAAAAAATTAGGATTATTAAAAGTCATATACACTACAAATATTATATACATCAATAAAAATACATACAACATTAACATATATTTCATTTGAATTTACAGTTTGCCATTACTTCTGTTAAACAAGCGACCATATTAATCTCTTGGTCTGCTACAAAAGCGGATTTATATTGATATCCTGCAATAACTAAAACTGCTTGTGGGATAGATTGTGGTTGTAAATGTTTATATAATATCTCATATACAGTTGAAAACAATGATGATGGTTCTTTATCTAGGTTTTGAATAACCCATTTTCTCATATCATTAAATCTTTTTTCTTTTAAGACTTTGACAAGTTCTTTTGTATCTGCTTCAGTTATACTGAATAATATACCACTATCAATTTTACCTCTTACTGAATATCGTTGAAGTTCGTTAATAGTTCTTCTAAAATCTGGAAAATGTTTTTGTATTAATTCTGCAAGTACTTTTTTATCATACTCTATTTTTTCTTCTTCTAATATATTACATAATCTAATCATAAATGCTGTCGCTGTCTTAACTTTTTGACCATTGTTAATCGCAAAATCAATAACAGTACAACGACTATGTAATGCTGGTAATATCTTATTCTTATAATTACAAGTAAAGATAAATCTACAATTCTTATAAAATGTTTCTATGAAATTTCTTAATGCAGGTTGAACACTCTCAGCGTTCATATAATCTGCTTCATCAACTATAACAACTTTATGACCTGTGCCTTCAAAAGATACAGTTGACGCAAAATTTTTAATCTTATTTCGGAGAGTATCTATTTGACGACCTTCATCTGATCCATTAATGATAATGTAATCAGCACCTAACTCTTCACATAAAGCACGTGCTACAGTAGTCTTACCTGTACCTGCCGTACCTGATAGTAATAGGTTTGGGATTTCTTTTTGTTTTACAAATTGCTTAAAAGTTTCTTTTAATTCATTTGCTAAAATACAATCGTCAATTTTTTTAGGTCGGTATTTCTCAACCCATAAGTTTTCTGCCATAATATACTCAATATACTCATCATTTAAAATTCAGAATCAGGTTCTAATGCTATCCAATATTGTACTGGTTTATTTCTATTTACAAAATGACTTATTCTTTGTTTAGAAATCGCAATATCATAATCATCTGGTATTATTTTCAAGTTTTCTGCTTTGAAATATGCTACAAACTCTTTATCAGTTTCACCTACTACAGCAGAATAATCGTTAGATGATTTATTCTTTTTATCAGTTGCAATCATTGTGATATTTTTTCCATCACCTTTTACTGCAATGTCTGGTAAGTTTAATGTAACTATACCTTTTTGTAAATCAGCAAATGCTTTATTCTTTAATGTAAAAGTCACATACTTATCAGGCATATTAATTGATTTAGTTGGTGCAACTATTACTGATTTATCTGCAAAGAAATATTTAACTGATTGTCTTGAATTGGCGTCTTTAATAACCAATTTGTTGGATCCATTAAATTGAATATCTGATTTATTAAATAACTCAATTGCTCGTAGAAATTCTGGTAAATCGTATATCGCAAATTCTTGCTCAAATTTTGTATCTATATCTGCTTCGGCAAGAATATTCTTTAAAGTAGATATAGTCTTCAATTGCTTTCCTGGTTTTACTAATATATTTTTATTAATATCAGCAAAGTTTTTTAGAATTGCAACCGTATTGTTTGATAGGTTCATTTCATTTCCTCATTATTTAATCATTATAAATTATTTAAAACGTTAGAAGGAGAAGATTGTCCATATGGATCATCATCACTTCCATTATCATTGATTCCAGGTTCTTCAAACCATTGTTCAACTTTTAAATCGTTAACTACAGCGGCATATCTCCAAGACCTCATACCAAAACCTTTATCAGTTTTGTTAATCAACATACCTAAACGTCTAGTAAAGTGTCCGTTTCCATCTGCAATAGGTTTAACGTTCTTAATTTTCCAGTCAGCAAACCAAGCATTCATAACATAAGTATCGTTTACTGATATACAATAAACCTCATCTATGCCTTTATCTTTAAACTCTTGGAATCTTTTTTCGTATTCTGGTAATTGTTTAGCTGAACACGTTGGTGTAAATGCACCAGGTAAAGAGAATATAACAACTTTCTTTCCTTTGAAATAATAATCAGTAGTTCTATCTACCCATTTACCATCTTCAAAAGAACATCCGCCGTCAACTAACTCGTCACCTTCTCTTGTTTTAAATGTAACATTTGGCACGTGCCAATAATCTAATTTACTCATAATGACTCATAATATAATATTTTGTTTAAAATGTCAATCCTGGTTGTCTATCAGCTCGCAAGTTATTTCGTCTGCTTGTAATCCTGCTTCTTTATCATATACCCACACATAGGAAAAGTGAACCTGGTCACCTTTTTCCACGCATTTCTTACCAAATGATAGTTTAGGATTTTGTACACAACTGACAAGAATCAAACTCATTAACACTATTAATATTTTATTCATAATTTCCTTTATATTATATACTATAACTCTAGTTCAGG